TTAGTACCTCTTAACTTAGGTTCACCTACTGACATTCTAAAACCACCACTGAAATGATTGCCGCCTACCTGCCGTCTAATCCAAGGGCTATGAAATTCACAGTCTTTAGAATATATGTCAAACATATTATCTGACTGCTCTTTAGTCAATTTATCTCCCATTTGTAACGCATTGCTACGCAACCATTTACTAACTACATACTTTATAAGATTTGGTTTATACTTGTTGTATACGCTCATATCTCTCATTTTACACTCCTTATTTTATTAAAATTTGTGGAAACAGGGGGCGGCTCTCCACCTACCCCCCTATCCGTTGGTTTACTTAGATGAACCCGATGTTACTTTGTCGGTAACAAAAGAGACGAAATCTGTATCCCTAAGGGTATGATTTGGGTCTGCTTTCTCTGAGTTCACATTGATAGTAGTGTTTTCAAGGCTCTGACCTAACTTTTCAGCGGCTTCCGCTGGAGTTGAGGCTTCGATGTTCTTTACTACACCACCAAATGTTTGTACAAGAATATTTGCCATATAAGAGGCTCCTTTTCTTCACAAAGCTTATTTTAATTAATCCTGATAAACAGTATAAGCGTTACTCTTTATCACGAACTATGTCTGATTGCTCATCTTCAAAGCGTTCATTAAACTGGTCTGAGGTTTCCACGTGTTCACAGTCATCGCATATAATGCCTAGTTCAGAGTCATCGCATTCATTTGAAGCGTACTCTTCGAACGTAGTGTTACTTGAACTACATTTGTTGCACTCATACCCAGCATAATCACCGCCTATTGGCATATTGTAATCAGGCATCTCTCTTGTCTAGACGCAAGTGATGATTCGCCGTTAATGCTTCCTGTCTATAATAATTAATACGCTCACTCTGGTACGCTATTGTATCCTTGAGTAATTGTAATAAATATATCATAGAGAATACCATTATTAGAAGGACGAATGTGCTACTTGCCATTAATACGTCAAGCATTTGCACCTCCATCCTTTATAACGATAAAGGGACCATTTTCATCGACATCAACATCCCAACCACCTTCTTTCAAGGCGTTGTGAAGTTCTTCATCTTTTAGCTTTATGGCTTCCTCTAGCATTTCTTCTTTGCTATCGAAATCTGTATGGGACTTACCCGCCTTTCGCATCGCTTCCCATAAAGCTTTCATCTTACCCATCACTGTTCTTCACCAATAAATAAACGGAGCATTTCGTGAGCTTCCTGCTCATTACCGAACATTGCTTGGTCTTTTATTTTAGTGGCTTCGTCTTGGATTTTCTTGCTGTTCTTTCTGTTCTTTTCTTCTATTTCATCTACCATTTCATCATACTTCTCGATAGCTGATTTACTGCCAGTAGTCAAGCTTTTCCAATCTATACTATTACTTGACCCATATGACCAACTTTCGGACACAGCACACGTCCACTTGTTTTTCATAATCTGGTTAATTTGAGAGAAATTGTACAGCTTTACCTTGCCGCTGTCTAAACACTCCCGCCAATATGATTCTTTGTCAGGTCTCTCCAGTGTTTCTCTTTGTATTTTGCGACTGCATTCTTCATCAATGCGATTACAAAAATACTTCTTCTGGGGTAATGTCATTCCCATAAGCACTCCTTGTTTGTTATTTAGTAAAAAGATGATAGTACAGTCTGTTGACCGAAAGGAGGAAGAAGTCAACTGTGTTTGAGTGTGGAAGAGGTGACTGTACTATCTTAAATCTATGGGCTGAGCATTGGTGCACGTGTACTTATCTAAACTACCAATACAACTATTCAAAGTGTTCTTTTTCAGACCAGCCCAAATAAGAGAATGATGCTGACATAGATGGACGTCTCTGCATACTATTAACCTAGCGGTCAACATCATTCAATTCATTGTCTACTTGAGTTGTTTCTTTACTTCATCAATATAATATTGAATGAAAGCTCTTGAAACTATATCGACTCTTTCTATAAAGACAGCCGCTATAAACTCCCAAAATCCTCTCGGCTTTGGTATAGACTCAACACTAAAACGTATTTTCATACGAACCTCCTGTTAATTAAAGTTTAATTCTTGCCTGAACCCTTTTAATGTTGTTGGACAACTTTGTTATACAGGCTTTGCAGAGGAGCACTTTATTTCTTGCTCAGGAAACGGGCGAGTATTTTCTTCTCTTCATCAGAGATTTCAATACCCATTTTAGACCTCAGCTGAATCCATTTAGGGTCTTTGCTGAAGTCAGGCAATTTGGTCTTTTTTGACATTATAGCCTCCTTTATCAATGAAATATTTAGGGCATAGCGTAGATGTTGATTCATTGAATGAGTAACCGTATGTAGATAAACTACTATTGTTCTCATTACAACTATGCCCCAAGGGATGCGGATATTCCCTACTTTTTAACGGCTAGATATCTATCGACTGCTGTCTTTAGGTTATTACCATTAATGGTTACACCTTGCAACTGCAGTAATCTAGCGTGTCCTGCCCCACCAATGACTAATGTTCCATTGTCTAACATATTCTGATAAAACTTAATCAGTCCTTGTTTAGATATGTACTTATCAGGGTTTCGGGCTAATCGAGTCACGTTTTGCATACATTGTGCTCCGTTGTGCTATACTATACCACATAGCATAGAGTTGTTTCTTCGGCATCTTATTGTACTTGCTTTTCTTGGCATTGTACCTTGTAGCGAAGAAATCTACAAGTTGATACTTATACTTGAATGGGCAATTAATGTACATCTTAAACATTAATATCTCCTTCCGAGCATACCTTTGTTACACCAACCTTTACATACTCTCTTCTTCTTGTAAGGTTTTAGTAGTTCAGGGACACTTCCGTCACCATTACTATCGTGACGCCTTTTGTTCTTTTGTCTACCTAGTTTCATAGTTATAGTCTCCTTTTCTATGACATTATAATAAAAGTCTTTAAACACCGACAACTGTCTGTAGGTGTGATAAAATATATACCCCCTGCGTGGGCAGAGGGCATATATATAAACACGTAACCTTATTGGCTAAAGCCGATAGGTTTGGGTGGGGGCTTGTAGTAATAACGCATTACTGCAGGTTTCCCATCCTTCTCAGGGAGCATTTCAGGCTCTCTAGAACGGGTATAGGCTACGCCCTCTACATAGTTGACATCTCCGATGGCATCTTTGCAGATAGTAGCCACTGATTCAGCAGTCAAAACTGCTGGTAGTTCATCTGAGTCAATCTCAGCGTAGATTCTCAGACTGACTGAAGGTAAAACTTCTCCAGTATGGAGGTTGATTTTCCTCACGTCTTGTACGAACTCTGACTTGTCAGCATTATAATTTCCATAGTTGGAATTACTAACCGACCGGATTAGATAATTAATTACACTCATAAGGTCTCCTTATTAGTTTAATGAAATGCAGAATGCAAGTCATTAGCTTCGGTGAAGCCGAAGCAAACAGGGGATGGCAGGGTGACCCCACGATATGGTGAGCCATCAGGGGGACGACATCAATCAAAACGAGAGGGACGAAGCGTTTTCGATTGGGGGAAGCCCCCCTAGGGGTGAAACCAACGGGGGTAGCCCAACGTGTATACCACGTACTCCCATTCTACAGTAATTTTTGAAATATTTTTGTTATATATTTTCGTATGATAAATTACACTTTAATTGTCTTTTTGTTCGCTTTAGGAGGTTTCTTAGGTAAGGAGTCTGTGAATAATCCGTTATTCTTGGACCCTTCCGAGGAAGTTGTTAATACAGTATTTGACGACATAGTCGATACTACAGGATACCAGCACTGGTATATTGATATGAAATACGGTGAAAACTGGTGTTGGAAGCATAATCAGTATGAGGATGTAACCCCTGTAGTTAGGATTGATGACCTAAATAAAATCAAGATAGACTAACAAAAACATAGATTCTTTATAAGTCTTAATAATTCGTTATTTAGCCCTTTTATATTAAAGTATTTAATAACTATTGTATCTTACTATATTTGGTTTTACATTTTTAGTAATATTTGCGTTAGTTGTAATTAACTATTTATTAAGGGGTAGTTTCGCACATAATGAAGGACATAACAAAGTACATCAAAGAGGATGGTAAGTTAGACCATCAATTACTCTTAAAAGAACTTGCTAATATAGTCGGCTTTCAGGCTGAGAAGAGGCGAGGTATACTATACTGGGAGGTAACAAATGCGTACAACAATAGAGAATCTGATAAAGATATTAGTTTTAACTACGGAGCTAATGATGTTAAAAACGAGATACTACCTAAACCAACTACTCAGATGGATATTACGGGAGCATTAACTGAAGATACTGTAATCTCTTATTTAAATAGTGAGGCACTATCGGAGTTCGTACGTTGTCAAGATGAATACAGTGTGTACGATGCAGAAGAAGACAGATATATAGCTGAAATAAAGATAAGAAACAAAGAATATCCTGATTGTCTTATAGAATTTGATAAATTTAACAATAATATAGAGTATTCTACTGAAGTAGGTAAAGAATTTCTTTATGTTGTAGCCACAACTTCTAATATATATGTATTTAACATTAGTAAACTTGTAAAAAATCTATATAATTTTAATTGGGAATGGAAAAAACTACCAAGAAACTCTGAATTTGGTGGATATACTGATAAAATAGATAAACAAGTAGGATATGTAAAGACTAGGGACGCAAGTGTTCGTTATAACTATAAACCATAAGGACATTGGTCCTACAGAATACAACATATACACTACTGATGAAGCTTTATCTAAGAAAATAAAGTTTAGTCACTGGCAAAAAGCTAATATAGGAAAATATGCACAGACTGATGACGGATATGTAGCTAAAGTTATAAGTAAAAAAGAGTATACGGATGAAATGGGGAGAATATCCTTTTATTATAGGATGCCTTTTGGTTATATTATGTGGAATCCTAAATATCCTAATAAAAAGTTTAATTGTGGGGGTAGAGTCGCAAACAATACTTTCACTGGAAAGAAATGGTTAGACGTAAAAGCTAACTCAGAGGATTATCAAGCTCTGGCAATGTGGGCGGCTATGACTGAAGATAGAGATGTAGCCATTGACCAAGTATTTGGTTCAGTCAGTGCTAGTAAAAGAAGGAAATTAAGACGCCATATGCGTACGGAGGTTTTTAAAAGTATGAAAAGAGATGAAGCACAAAAGTTATTAGATACAAATATGATGGATGCAGACTACTTTATTGATTTGATGAAGAAGGGAGTAGATATTGCACTAAAGAAAGAAGATGTAAATGGTATTCGTGGATTTGTAAATGATGGTATGGAGATTCACGGAATGAAGGACAAAGAGACTGTTACAGTTACAGAAAAACTGGAAGCAACTCAAACAAGGAAGTTAATAGATAATATTAACGCTCAAGAAGATAAACTGGAAATAAGCCGAAAGGCAGAACTTCCAATAAAGACCAAGGAGGTCAAGGATGAGTAGATTATGGTATTATTATGAATCTTTAATAGAGGCTCATAATTTTCCGGGATGGGAGTTATACATATTCCTAAACACTTTATTATGGATAAGTGTTATATTGAGATTACATAGAATAGAAAATAATACGACTAAGGAGGTCAAATGATAGAATTTGCATTATTAATCGCAGGGATTCTTGTTTTAGTTAATAGTAGACTATGGTCTAATGGCTATTGGAGGTTAAATGAAAAATATGGACAATTATTTAATTCCAAAAAAAACTGAGCCAATATTTGAAAATTGGTATATTGTAAGACAGTTTTTAGACCAAGATGAGATAATTAAGTTTAAAGATGATATGTCTTCTCTGGAATGGAACCCAGCCACTACAGTAGGAGAAACTGAAGGTTATAGAGACTCTGAAATTAAATGGGTCCCTAAATATAATTCACCTAAGTTTGGTTGGTTATATAAGAAAATATGGAAATGGGCAAAAATCGCAAATGATGATTTATGGCATTTCGATATTTTAGGGTTTAAAGATGCCCCACAATATACCAAGTATGAATTTCCTACTGGACATTATGATTGGCATATGGATATAATGGGAGAAGGAATAAACCATAGGAAAATATCTTTAGTATGTCCATTAAATAGTTCTTTTGAAGGTGGACAATTAGAGTTTAAGCACGGGGATACTGAGCAAATAATAGAGTTAGGACTTGGAGATGCAGTATTGTTTCCATCTTTTTATTTACATAGATTGACTCGTATCACAAGTGGAACTAGAGAGAGTTTAGTACAATGGATTTCAGGGAAACCGTACAAGTAGACGATTACGAAAGTAGATACGCAACCGAACAAGCATTAAAAAAGCTTAAGGAGAACGTAGGTCTATTTGGGAAAACTATGTTTCCCACTGCATTAAACAAAGATGTTCCACCGTTTCATCACGAGATTTACAAGAACTTAGCTGATGAGCGAGAAAAGCGGGTATTGATAGCGGCTCCTCGTGGGACTGCTAAAAGTACCGTGACCTCCTTGATTCTACCCCTTCATAGAATCGCTTTCAAGCCGTCAGCTAAGGACTTGTTTATTGTAATTATCTCAGAGTCACAATCACAAAGTATAAACTTCTTATCTAGAATTAAGCATCACTTAATAAATAGTAAGAATTTTAGGGAGATGTTTGGAAATTATGGACCAGATACAGCAAAAAGATGGACCAACAACGACATCGTACTCGCCAATGGAAGTCGTATCATTGCTGTTGGTACTGGTCAGCGTGTACGGGGGTTTATTGAAGGTGATACTCGTCCTAATCTCATTATTGTAGATGATTATGAGTCAGAGTTAAACGCCGCAACTTCTGAAGCGAGGGCTAAGAATAGAAAATGGATTACTGAAGCTGTTATACCTTCTTTATCAGATGATGGTAGAATAGTTATGATAGGGACCGTAATTTCAGAAGATTGTTTTTTATATTGGGCAAAAGAATCAGATGCTTGGAAAACACTATGGTTTTCTATATGGGATGAATCAGGCAAAAGTATTTGGGAAGAGAGGTTTCCTAAAGAAAGAATAATGCAAATTAAAAAAGAATTTGAATCTGTTGGTAATTTAAATGGATTCTATCAGGAGTATATGAATGAAGCTCAATCGCCAGACAATGCACCATTTAAGCCAGAATATATCAAATTACATCACTACACATTTTCACATATTGATGGTCAAAATCTCCTCGTTAGGAGAATTGATGGAGAGGAAACTAAAAAGCCAGTCGACATCTTTTGTGGGATTGACCCTGCTAGTAGCTTATCTGTTCGTAGCGATTTTTTTGTTATTGCTACTATTGCTGTTGACGGGGATGGGAATTTTTATATTGTGGATATCTTCAGGGATAAAATCGACCCTGCAGTCCAGCCAGAAAAAATTATTGAAACTTATAAGAAATATCACCCGAAAAGAATGAAAATAGAAACTGTGGGCTATCAAGAGGCACTTCGGGCAAACGTAAGAAAACAGATGCTGGAACAGTCTCTTTATATACCGGGATTGGAAAAAGGCATAAAACCAAGACAAAGAAAATCCGAGCGATTGTTGTCCTTGGTAGCTCCACTAGCAAGAGGTGAGTTTTTCTTTAGACCAGAAGATATACACGCACAGCAAGAGTTCTTGTCTTATCCTAGAGGAAAACACGATGATATTCTAGATGCTATATACTATGCAGTTGACGGAGTTAAAAAGTGTAGGCGTAAAGAATTTGTACCAAAATCAGAATGGGGAAAGAAAAAGAAAGTACTTGACTGGATGACGATGTAATGTATAACTTTAACTGGGATGGCTTACGTAGAAAAAGAAACAGATGTTAGTGATAACATTGTAGAAGAGACACATCAACTCTTCAAAACCTACTCTAATAAAAGAGAAATGTGGGCACAACAAGCCCAAGAGGACGCTGAATTTCGTCTAGGGAGGCAGTGGTCTCAAGAACAAACAAGAATTTTACTTGAGAGGGGTCAAGCTCCACTCGTAGTTAACCGAATCCACCCAGCAGTTGAAGCCGCCAAGGCGTTACTTACTTCAGGTAGACCACAATTCAGAGTATCTCCAAGAGAAGATTCCGACAATAAGGTAGCACAAGTCTTTAATGGCTTACTCGAATATATGTGGTACATATCAGACGGGACTCAAGCACTCCGCAATGTCATAGATGACTACTACACAATGGGATTAGGTGCTATGTGTGTTTATATTGACCCCTTGAAAGATTATGGTAGAGGTGAGATATGTGTTCACGATGTGGACCCATTAGATGTTTATATTGACCCAAACTCTAGACATAGACTTGGTGATGACGCTGAGAATATTATTATATCAAGACTTTTTACAAAGGAGCAAGTAAATACTATGTATCCTATGTATAAAGAAAAAATTAAGAATGCTGAATCTGATATGTTTACTGATAGACCAACAACTCAGAGAATGGACGATAAAGGCATTGTTTTCCCAGAGGATACAGCTACAAAAACACAAGCTACTTTTGGGAAAGATAACGAGTATGTTAGAGGTTACGAAAGATATTATAAAGTATGGGTCAAAAGATACCATATTAGAAACCTTGTAAATAAGACAGAGGAAGTCTTGTTAGAAGAGGATATGGAAGAGTATCTTGAAAGAAGGGCTATTAGAGTTAATGGTCAAGTAATTCTTGATGAAAAGAAGGCAAATCAAATTATTGCTCAACTTATGCAACAACACGAGCAACAAGTGATGGAAGCAGAAGCTAATAATGTTGACGCTCCACCTATGCCTAATGTTCAGGAGCTTTCCTATCAAGACCTAATGGAGGAAGAATTAATTGAGACCGTGTCGGTACCTATACAGCGTATAAAAATGTGCGTTATAATAGGTGACCAATATCTATATTCTAGAATCTTACCAATCGAGCATTATCCCATCGTCTTGTTTATGAATATACACAACAGGACTCCCTACCCAGTAAGCGATGTTCGTATGGTTAAAGATTTACAAGAATATATTAATAAGACACGGTCTCTTATTATTGCACACGCAACAACAAGTACAAACACAAAGATTTTAATACCAAGTGGTAGTGTTGATATGCAGGACTTTGAGCAAAGATGGGCACAGCCCGGAGTTGCTATTGAGGTAGATATGGATAATGGAGCACCTCAACCAGTCCAACCAACACCATTACCTAATACATTATATCAAAATGAACAGGTAGCAAAAACAGATATTGACCATCAGTTAGGTTTATATGAACTTATGCAAGGTAATTCAGAAGCCGCACCTCATACATATAAAGCCACAGTATCACTTGATGAATTTGGTCAGAGAAAGATTAAGTCTAAATTACAAGATGTTGAAACTGCCCTCGTAAGAATTGCCAAGGTAGCAATACCCCTAATGCAACAATTATATAGAGCTGAGAAAGTTATTAGAATAGTACAGCCTAATAACTCAATGAGTGAGATAGCTATTAATAAAAAACTATATGATGATAAAACAGGGGAGGTTGAAGTAATCAATGACATTTCTAGAGGAGCATTTGATGTCGTTGTTGTCACAGGCAGTACGCTACCTACTAATCGTTATGCCCAACTTGAAATGTATATGGACGCATATGAAAAGGGTATTATCGACAAGAAAGAGGTACTTAAGAAAACTGAGGTATTCGATATGGAAGGCATTATTGAAAGAACTGACCAAGTTGGACAAATGCAAGGTCAGCTTCAACAACAAGAAGAAAAGATTAAAGAATTAGAAGGCGATTTGCAGACTAGAGAACGTGAAAATTATCACTTAAAGCAAAAAGCTGAATTAGAAAAATTCAAAGCAGGTCTCGATAGAGTTTCAACCCAAGGCAAAGCCTCTGGCAAAATCTTCGAGAAACGCCTTGATGACGTACTTGGACAGGCAAAGAGTAATGTTCGTGAAATGAACAAAGCTAACGCCAAACAACCCGCCACACCCGATACCAAGAAATCGGCTGGTAAAAAATAAGGAACTCAAATATGGAAGAAGTAGTTACCCCAACAACTCCTGAAAACACGGAACAAGCGTTTTCAGAGCAGGGCACTCAAGAACGACCACTATCGAGTGAAACCCCAGATGGAGGGAATCCATTGGAGGATTTCTTTAGAGTGAATGGAGTTGAGCAAGAGGAACCAAAACCAGATGTTTTTGAAACAGAAGGTGTTGCACCTCCTCGTGTAGCTGAACAACCAACACAAAAAGAAGAACCTCAAGTAGATAACGATGAAAAGCGTTATCAATACTGGCAAAGTGAGGCTGATAAAGCTCGTAATGAAAAACAGGCACTTGAAGCTCGTCTTCAAGCACTTGAAGTTCAACAAGCTCAACCTCAAGCAGTACAACAGACACAGGAACCAGAACCGGATTTGAGTTTTCCGCCTCCTCCTGAAAAACCTAACAAACCGTCAGGCTTTTCTAGAGAAGACGCTTACGCTGACCCTAGTTCTGATTCTGCTAAGTATTTAGATTCTGTAGAAAATTGGAGAGACGATATGGACGACTACAATAGACTGCATAATGAGTTTAATACGGCTTTAGTAGAAGAAGAACGTCAGAAGATAAACCAAGAACGACAGAACATACTGAAGGCTGAAGCTGATAAGAAACAGTATCAACAGCAAATGGGTAATATAGCTAACCATCTAACAACAAACTACAATGCTTCTGCTGAAGAAGTTAATAAGTTTATTGAAGTGATGGATAAGCCTGAATCCGTTAGCATTGATAACTTGTTCCAGCTTTTTAGGTTACAAAATGGCAATGCTCCGGCAACACCAGCAAGTCAACCTATCACTGAAACTGCCCCTAATGAAAGTTTTGAGCAGATGAAGAGAGCACAGCAAGTTCCGTCAACTATGGGTGTTTTACCTTCTCAGGGAAGTACAGCAAGTGGAACACCGGAAGACAATATGATGGATAGTATGGTTTCTGATTTTAACAATCGAAACCCTTGGTAGTAATCCAAGAAGGAGAATAGATAGCTATGGCTAATGCTTATAGTAAATCAACAGGTGAAGCTCTTCCTGCAGGACAGGTGAGCATCAACGACTCCCGCCGAATTTATAATTTCGGTGAGAGGGTTGCAGAGTTAGCTCCGCAACAATCTCCATTCTTTACTTATCTAAGCAAAGTCGCTAAGTCTGCTACTGATGACCCTGTATTCAAGTTCCTTGAACAACGTCATCAATGGCAACGTAGAGATTTTGTAATCAAAACAGCTTCAGGTGTATTGGCAAAAGATGCCGCAGTCACTGGTATGAAGATTGTTTGTGGTTATGATAAGTACGGTGTGGAAACAGCGTCTGCTAAAACAGCCGCTCCACAATTTATCCTAGTAGGACAAGTCCTTAGGATTGGTGGAAAAGCGTTTAAAGTAACAGGCGTTACAGTCGGTTCAGGTGCATCAAGCACTTATACTGCAGGTGATACTGCAGGTGCCGCCGCTTCATACACTTCAGTTAACTTAGCCGCTCTAGAAGCAGTAGGAACAACTATTGCCGCTGGTTCAAAAGGACAAGTTATCGGTAGTGCTTGGGGTGAGGGAACCTTAGACCCAGAGGGTTGGAAAGATGAGATGAACACTAGAGAAGGATACTGTCAGATTTTTAAGACAGCTATTCAGCTTTTTAGTGGTACAGCTCTAGCAACTCGCTACAGAGGTCGCCCTGACGAATATCGTAGAGTTTGGTCAGACAAACTTATGGAACATAAGATGGACATTGAACACGCTATGTTGTTTGGTGTTGGTGCTTCTGATGAAGCCGCTTCTTCTGGTCCAGTTCGATACACTCACGGTATAGTTCCTTATGCTGAAGCTAATGGTAAGAATTATGCGTTTACATACGCTAGTTCTGGCTATGATAACTTCATCGATGCTATGCAGGACTTTTTTGCTCCTGAAACTGGTAATTCTGGCGACAAGTTAGTACTTTGCTCACGCAATATCTTAGCTTGGTTGCAGAAGCTTGGTTCAAATGGATTCCTTGAAAATACTGTTACTTCTAGTTCTTATAAGCTAGACGTTCAGAATATTAAAGGTTCTTTTGGACATCAGGTAACAAAAGTAAATACCATATTTGGTAACTTACACTTTGTTGCTGAGCCTCTATTCAGAAACCAAGATGATAACCTAGCGATAGCTGTTGATTTAGCTAACGTAAAGTATCGTCCATTAGCTGGTAATGGTGTATCAAGAGATACTCACATTATTTCTAATGTTCAGGACAATAATATGGATGGAAGGAAAGATATGGTTCTAACCGAAGCCGGTTTAGAAATCAGTCTACCTGAAACTCACGCTTTAATGAAGTGGTCTTAATAGACTATTAAATCTAGGGGGGGACTTCGGTTCCCCCCGTTCGAGAGGAAGAGATGTCATTTACTACTAGAATAAATAACTATACAAATAGTGTAACTGCTGAGAACTTGGTAGATGCCTTAAAGAAGGGTGTGGATTACACACTTGGTGTTGTTCAACAGAATAACCCGGAAATGTTAAGGTTATTTGCTTTAAATATAAGTACTGGTACTCGAGTAGCAGACATAGACTGGGCAAATGATTATAAAGCTTCTTACTTACTTGATGTATCAAGAAATGATAAGTATTGTAAACCTGTTAGTGAACATCAGAAAGCTGATGCAATAAACCCTAAAAGTATTTATTACGCTTTACCTAATGACCCAGTATATTGGCTGAGTTCAGGTGAGGCAAAAATTAATGTTAAACCTACTCCTGCAAGTGATACAGTTAAAATTGATATAGTTATTAGTTCAGCAGGAAGAACAATAACAGATAGTACAGAAAGTATTAGAATGACTAATATAGCCCTAGGAGGAGTAACTCAGAACTTTACTGCTGATACTTGCTTCCCTAAGTCTTTTTATGAGTTAGTAGTTTTACACGCTTCAGATTGTATTTTAACAGAAAGATTAGCAGATTTTAGAGCAAGTATACCTGCTGGACTAGATGCTGAATTTGATGATGCTCTTGCTAAAGCTAAGACGTTATTTGATGATGGAGCTAATATACAAGGTGATAATGCTGGTGCTAGTATGAGTGTTCAATATTGGTTATCTGATGAAGATGAAGATATGTCATCAGCTACACTACAAGCAATATCTTCTGAAATACAAAGAGCAAATTCATACGCTCTAAAATTTAAAACAGACTTAGAGAAAATAGCTACTGATTATCAATGGACTCAGGGACAGCTTCAATTAATCAATAGTAAAAAACAAGAATTTATTCAAAGTCAGATTTTACAAGGTCCTCAAAAAGCAGAGGAGAACAAAGCGTGAGATTACAAGAAATGATTGAAAGGGTAAAACAACACCACCCTAAATTAGGTGAAGTAGAAATAATAAGGAGTTTAAACGATGCCTTAAATGATATGGGCTTTAGAGCCGAAATAATAGAATCTATAGACCAATTTCCAGTTGTGGCAGACCAAAGAGTTTATAAATTAAATGACCACATTATTAAAATAAAAGCTGTAGATTACGATGGTAAAAGTATAAAGAAATTAATTGGAAGACCAAAAGTAAGGGACCTTTACTAATGGAGAGACAGAATCTTAATCTAAGTCAATGGCTCTGGTGGACGGAAAGAGATAGTATTCTTATTGCTTATTACGATGCGGGGTCCGATAAATTTACATCTCCTTCATCAGCAGATGCTGGTAACAATGTAAAAATTAATATACTTTTTGTACAAAGACCAACACCTTTTCTAGTAACTGGTGAAACTGATAGTACTGGAAGGTATACTGGAACTGACGAATACAATAAAGTAGCACTTGATGGTGGAGCAATGCCAGAAAGTAGTTATTTAGACCAAGTATGTGAGATTCCAGAACAATTTCACGAAGCTTTAGTATCTAGAGCAATAGCTAATGGTTATGAAAGAGCGGCTAATACAATACCTTTATCACAACACTTTCATAATAAGTATGAAAAAGGTGTAAAGGAAGCAAAGACTTATTCCATAAGAGGAAGAGATGGAACATTGAATGTTATAAGACCAATGGACTTTTAATGAGTTACGCAGGGATAGGATTTAAAAGTTTTGACAAGTTAGGGTATGCTTTTGATGTAGTGAATGTATCGTTTGATAATACGTTAGTATCTTTATTTACCACAGTGAAACCTAGTGTAAATGTAATGACTAGAGTAATTAAACCTACAGCTCCAGTAATGACTAGAATAGCTAAACCAGTAGCACCAACATATACAAGGATAGGATAATGGCAGGTAGTTTATCATCACCGAATCAAATTAAAGATGTATATACTAAATTAGTATGGTATAACACAACAGATAGTAAATTTTATAGAGACAATGGGACTTCTGATGTTGAAGTACCTGTAGGCTCTGATTTAGTAACAGGAAATATTTTAAAACATCAAACAAGTAGCACAGTTTCTTCGGGCGACTTGTTTCAAATTTTAAACAACAGCACAGAAGTGTTCTCTGTAGATTATCAGGGAGCAGT